AACCCTTTATATTTTCAAGCAACCCCATTATAATTAATCGAAAAATCACCTACCCAGGAGGCCCCATATGCCCAACAACCAACCCCCGCGCGGCACCGAAAGCGTAGCCCGCTTCGCCCAGCACATGCTCCAAACCCTGAACCTCCCCAAAAACACCTGCAAACGCCACTGGAATTCGCTCTCCCTCGTCAACCTCCGCTTCCTCATGGTCGAGGAGTACATTGAAACCTTCCGTGAGATCGTCAAAACGCAACGAGCAACCACCCCTCTCCAAAAAGCACAGGCAGCCCAACGCCTCGCCGAAGAAGCCGTCGACCTCGCCAACACCGCGATGATGCTCTATGACTACGCACAAGAGCTAATCCAGAACGCCCAGAATATGCAAAAGGATAACAACCATGCCCAGGACTAAGACGTATGACCACATCCCAACAAGGGTGATGCCCATATCCCCTGGACGCACTCCCATATACGATCCCAACACCTTCCCCGAGATGGCATACAAGTTCTGCCTGCTAGGTGCAACCAATGAACAACTGGGGAAGTTCTTTGGTGTGCAGACCAATACTATCGACTATTGGATGAGTACCCATGTTCCATTTTTCAAGGCGGTCCATGAAGGCCGGGACATCGCGGATGCTGAAGTAGCGAAATCTTTACATAATCGTGCCAAGGGATTCACTAAGCGTGCAGTAAAGATATTCTGCAACCCAACCACAGGCAACTCTGAGATTATCGAGTATGACGAATACCACCCACCCGACACACGTGCCTGTCAGTATTGGCTGAACAATCGACGCAGGCACGATCCAGGCAAGTGGGTGAACGCAGAGCGCAAAGAGATCTCTGGCCCAGATGGAGCCCCCGTGTCATTCCAAGACACAACCCTGCGGGACAAACAAGCAGCCGAGGCCCGTGCCCGTCTCGCTGCATTAGCTGGCATCGAGGAGGTATAGTAATGGGGAGGCCGCTCAAGGACTCGGAGGGGATACTCTGCCCTCGTTGTGGTACAGTGCTGGAAACCCGCCCCACCTATGTGGCAGGACAATGTCGTGTAGTGTTGGAGTCCTCTTGTCTCATTTGTGGTCATCTGGAGTACCCAGAGCACCGCGCCCGTAAGATTGTAATGATTGATCTAACCGACCATCCCAACATCTTTCAAGTGTTGTCAACGGGCTCGGGCAACCCAGGGGATGTGGCGGTTGGGTTGTTACATAGGATGTTGTCCCGGAGAACGGTGTGAAGTACCCCAGCCTAATTCAGTATTGGCAGATGCGCAGAGCCGCCCAGGGCCTTCCGTGTGAGGTCTATCCCTTCCACCGGGAGATTGCAGCCCGCCTTACTAAGTTGATGCTGGGAGCTCTTGGCAAGCCCAACCTCATGGTGTTGATGCCGCCTCGTTGTGCCAAGACAGACCTTGCCAACCAGACATTCACAGAGTACGCCCTGTCTTGGTTCCCCGACAGCGAGTTCATCAACACATCATATGGCGCCGACCTTGCCATTGACAATGCTGTTGCCGTGCGCGACTCCCTGTCATCTGATTGGTATCAATCTATGCGTGACTCCGCATGGGGTGCAGAGATGGAGATGCGTGGCTCCAAAGCAGCAGGCCGGCAGGACCACTTCTTCACCCAACAAGGAGGTGTTGTCAAAGCAGTAGGGCGGGGCGGTGCTGCCACAGGCTTTGGTGCAGGCAAGTTGAGAGAGGCATTTGGTGGTGCAATAGTAATTGACGACCCATTGAAAGCCCTGGAAGCCCGCTCCGCTGCCGCAAGGAAAGAAGCATACCAGCATATTACAGGCACGTTGAAGTCCCGCCGCAACAGACACGCCTCCCCAAGCACCCCCATGGTGCTTATTATGCAGCGCCTCCACCCGGAAGATCCAGCTGGCATGCTCCTCCGGGACGAGCGGGACGAATGGGATGTACTCCAAATCCCCGCACACGATGATCAGAATCAGGTCATCTGGCCAGGGCGCTTGTCCATGCGTGAGCTTGAGACCATGCGGGAAGTGGACCCCGACACCTACAACGGCCAGTACATGCAGAACCCCTCCGCAGGCACCAGGCGCATTTTCAAGGAGGAGCGGTGGAAGTACTGGACCAACCTGGCAGAGGTGGAACGCAAGATCACCTTAAAGATCATCACCGCTGACACCGCCTTCGAAGAAAAGACCTCCGCTGACTGGTCCGTTCTCCAATGTTGGGGCTTCCAAGGCACGTCTGGTATGTACTTAATGGACCAGTTGAGAGGCCAGTGGGAGTTCCCCGACCTCATCGCCAACAGTAAAGCATTTGTCGACAAGCACATCGCATCACGGCAGGGTGTCACTCCTGCATCAGAGTTCTGGATTGAGAACAAAGCGTCCGGCATCTCTCTCGTCCAAACCCTTCGCCGGAACAGCCTTGGGGCACGGGCCTGGGAGCCGAAAGACGCTACTCCCAAAGATAAGGTGGGTCGCGCCAAGCACGCATCCTTTCCCATATACGCGGGCCGGGTCTTCCTCCCCGACTACAAAGCACTCGGCCCAGAGTACAAATGGGTGTTCGGATTCATTTCAGAGCACTCCGCCTTCACCGACGACGATTCGCATATGAACGACGACCAAGTAGATGCACATACCCAAGCCTCCTCCATATGGCAGGAGCGCGGTGGTGCCACCGGCCCGATACCTACATAGGAGAACAACATGGCAAGAACAGTTCAACGATTAACGAATGCCGCATTCACAGGGCCAGGTGGTGCGCTCGGGGCGGGGGACCGAGGGGCAAACAGCTACGTACCTCAGTACACAGGCAACCCCCATGACAGCAACGACTTCGTGTACAGGTGGCGCCAGTACGTCCATCTGTACGAAACGAGTTGGGAGGCGCGGAAGATCGTTCGCATCGTACCAGAGGATGCACTTCGCAAAGATTGGTTGTTGGAGGACATCCCTGAGGAAGCTGCCAAGGCCATCCACAGCACCCTTGAAAAACTCCAGTTTGGTAATATCCTCAAACGGTCCTTGATGTTGGAGCGGTTGCTGGGCGGGTGCCTCACCTTCATGGGGGTGGAGGGGTCTTCCGACGAACCTGACATCCCTCTGAACCTTGCGGCGGGTGGGCGTCCTCGGTTCTTCAACGCAATCCCAGTGTCGCGCATCTCCCGGGTGTCGTGGGAAACCAACCCCCTGTCCGAGCATTACATGCGCCCCAGCAAGTATCTTATCAACGGGGAAGACGTACACATCAGCCGATTCCTGGTGTGGGATGGGGAGCCGCTATTTGATCCATACGATTACGCCCTGACCAACTTCCGTGGCAACCTTGCCGGGTTTGGTCCCTCCGTGCTGGCCACCTTGTGGGATGACATTGTGAAGGCCATTGGCACCAGACAGGCAGCATACCAACTCATCCAGACCAACAATGCGATCCTGATGGCAGTGGATGGGCTCCAAGACCTCCAGGGGACCAAGTCTGGCCAAGCCGCTCTCCAAAAGCTGCGCCAGATTGCACAACAACTTTCCGTCTACAATGCAGCCCTGGTGGACGGGAACAAGGTGGACATCAAGCAGCACTCGGCCAGCTTCGGTTCCGTCCCCGAACTGATGCTCACCTTCATCCAGATATTGAGTGCGGGCTCGGACATCCCCGCCACCCGGTTCCTGGGTCAGGCCCCTGGTGGATTGAACGCCACAGGGGAAAGTGACCTGGAGAATTACTACAACGTGATCGACGCCTACCAGCGCCAACACATTGAGCCCCAACTCCGGCGCACCTGTGATGTTGTGGGTTACTGGAAGTTTCCGAAGCAGTGGGCCAAATGGAGAGAGAAGCTCACCTTCAAGTTCCCACCCCTTTGGAACGCCAGTGAGCTCGAGGAAGCACAACGGAACTCGCAGAACATTGACAACGTAATGAAGCTTTTCGATGCGGGCCTGGTGGACGAGTTGAAAGTCATCCAAGAGATCAACGCCAAAGGAGCCCTGTCAGTCAACCTAGACGAAAGCGACATCTCTTTGGTTGAGACTGCCGGGATAGGCCCTGGCCCCACCCCAGGGGAGATCGGCCACGAGACGCCACGACAGGAGGCGGAACAGCCAAACCTAAAACAGGAAACCCAGCGCCTGCGGAACGTCGTCGCGGTTCGGAACGCCGATTCCACCTCATTGCTGATTAAGGCGGCAGGCTTCATCCCCGAAACCGTTGACCACGAGCAATTCCTGAAAGGGTTTGAAGTTGAGCAGGAGCACGCCGACACGGTTGGGGGCGACAAAGTAACCATCGCCAAGATCGTGCTTGACCACCTGGAAGAGGATGTGGAGTATTACACTAAGTTGGAGCGGGTGGAGAATGCGGTTGTCCATTACCAAAAGGGGGCCGACAAACATCGTGCGGCGTGCAATACTCCAATGGGCGTCCGTGGGGAACAAACAACCACCACTGACCCGTCGAACGTAACTTGTGCGAAGTGCCGCGCCAAGCTCGCAGGTAAGTTTGGTTTCCCGAAGGTTGAGAATACTGATAAAAAATTGCCTCCACGAGACCCAGAAACAGGCGAATTTGTTTCTGTGTACCACGGAGGACATATCTCTGCTTCCGAATCGGTTTTGAAAGAAGGTATCAAACGACCCGGTAAAGGGAAGGATTCCGAAACCGTTTCTGTTGCCCTTCGTCCGGATACTGCTTATGGTTACGCTGCTATGTCCGGGCACGGTGGAGAATCCGGTTGGAGTGAAAAAGCAAAACCCGGAAAGCGACCGAAACCAACGCCAGCTGAGGAGCGGCAAATTTACCACATCAAAGTGCCAAAAGAGTGGCATGAAAAGAATCTCGCTCAAAGATTATATGAAGGTACGCCGATGGAGGAGTATCGGTATAAAGCTGATATCCCCCCAGAATTCATCAAAAAATCCGATCGTTTTGGTAACGCAATCCACCTCGACCAACTCCCGGAACCAACCCCGGCCCAGATCCATTCGGGCAATTACAAGAAGCACCACCTAAAGCTGCATGGCCTGGACATCTCCATCGAAAACCCCCGGGGCAGCACCAGAAGAGGAACTGGGCCGGACGGCACCCCGTGGGAGTCCGTGCTTCCGGCACATTACGGCTACGTGAAGCGGACTGAAGGTGCTGACGGGGATCACGTAGACGTCTACCTCGGCCCGTATGAGGAGAGCGAGCTTGTGTTTGTGGTTGATCAAACCCGCCTTGATGACGGTGAGTTCGACGAGCACAAATGCATCTTTGGTGCGCTCTCCTCCACCCAGGCCAAGGAAATCTATCTGGCGGGCTTCAGCGATGGTAAGGGGGCGCAGCGGATGAAAGCCTTGACCCCGATGCACGTTAGTCACTTCAAACAATGGCTGGCTGAGGGGGACACCAAACAACCATATGCAAAAGAGGGGGGCAGGTAGTGGCAGACGATCTTGATTTAATTGCGGAGCAGGAACTATCCCTCGATAAACTTATCCACTCCCAACGATACAACATCCCCGCAGGCACTCCTGGGGAATGCATTGATTGTGGCGAGTACTCCCCCCGGCTGATTGGGGGGAGGTGTGCCCCCTGCCGGGATGGGAGGCCCCGATGATCATAATGGACCCAGACAAGGTGAAGCAGTTACGGAGGCGTGCCAGGAGAAGGCGCTACCGTGAGCCCAAAGCTCCCATCAAGGCCGAACGCGAATTGCGAGGTGCACTGAATGCTGTCTGGGTCCGCTACTTGTTCCCCGCCACCGAAGAACTGAAGGCGATGGTCCAGCGAGGCGCAACCCCAGCAGAGTTCGCCGCCTTCATCGACCGCATTCTCGACCGCATAGAGTTTGATTACGGATTCCATGCAGAGGACATAGTGGCCAAGTGGCGCCTTAGCGTTGACGAGTCCACCCGCACAGCCTTCAATCGGGAAGCGGCCCACACCCTTAACGTAGATGCCTTATCCATCTACGACCAGTCCCACATACAAGATGCACTCGCCTTTGCCAGCCTGGAGGCCTCCCAGCTGATAAAGACCATCCCCGAAAAGTATCTAAGCGAGGTGGCCAAAGCAGTCGCGGACAACTTCTATGGTGCGCCATTGCCTGCGGGCCGAAACCTGTTGCAGCAAATACAACACATTGGCTCCGTCTCCAAGAACCGAGCCAAGCTCATCGCCCGGGACCAGACAGCTAAGTTGAACGGGGCACTCCAACAGGCCCGCCAGAAAGCTATCGGGGTGGATAAGTACATCTGGCGGACGGTGCGGGACAAGGCGGTAGTAGGCAACCCAACTGGCCTTTACCCCGTGGGAAGCAAGCATCATGCCAACCATTATGCGATGGAAGGCAAGATGTGTCGATGGGACGACCCCACAGTCTACTCCGTTGATGAGGGGAAGACTTGGCTGAAGCGCACGGGGGAGATGCCCAAGAACCACCCCAAACAGGACATACAATGCCGCTGCCATGCCGAGCCTGTGTTGGATATTGAGCAGATATTGGCGAACGTGCAAGTTGGGTAAATGTGTCATTAAAAAATAAAGTTTTATTTTTCTTGTGGTTCCCTTATAATATCAATAGTAGTTTTTCCTCAGGAGGAGTGCAAAGATGTCCAATCATTATCAAAACGGTGTTGCCCGCGCCCAACAGGAAATCGCAAATAAGATGTGTGGGCGGGTGGAGAATGCTTCCCCCGGAGGAAAATTCTCTCCCATTTATGAAGCAAATGGGTGGCAGGTGTCAAAGTTTTCGGGTGCGTTTTACGTTGCAAAAGGCGACAAATCTTACGAATTCATGACACTGTCTGACGCAAAGAAAGCAGCTGACACGCAGAATTTCTCGATGGCGGTGCGTTAAA